CACTCTTCTTTTGTCTTATAAATGGCCCCTGTCTTCTTGTGCCTGTATTGGCTTATAGTTTCTACTGCATCTATTACTGGTATATCACTCATTAGTCTATCTTCTCCTTTTTAATGTTTAAATAACTAATAGCTACATCAAAAGAGTCTGCACTGCTTGAGGCTACTGTTAAAGTTTTACCGCCTTCTACTACTAAAGGAACGGTTAATAATTCCTCTGTTTTATCTGCTGTTAGAGCAGAGGTTTTAATTGTAGTAATACTGTTGTTAATAACGGTTACTGTAGGTGTACCCGCTGATGTAACTTTTAAAGATTTAATAATATATACTTCGTTTACTAAAGGATTTTGCACACTATCTGTTGTGCCGAACATAGTCTGTGCATCTGTTGATGTTACGTTATCTACGCCAAAAAATTTAAATAAGTTTACCGTTGCCATTATTCTAAAAAGAAACTTTTAGCTTCTATCTCCTGTTTAATTTCATCTTGGAACGTTGTGTTAAGTTTATTAATTACGTTATCTAAATCTCTAACCAATGATTGAAACGTTCTTTGTTCGTATTCTTTACTGGCTCTAGTTAATGATTGTACTATCTTTGCCATTATCTATATAGCCCCACGATACCACCGTTGTTAAATTTTTTGTTATAACTAAGACCTAAATTAAATCCGTCTTTATCATAGTTAGCACCAAAACGACCAGCGTCATTACCAAAAGCACCCATGTAACTAGCTGTAGGTCCTTCTGTTCCAGTGTAACCTATATTAAGATTACCTAAATTAGCCTTACCTACCATGCCTAAGTTTGTGTCATAACCTATTCCAAAATTGTTTGATGGAGAAAAATAACCCACAGTACCTACAGGTTCTTCTTCTTCTATTGTTTTAGTTGTATCAAGCATACCACCAAATCTTCCAACGTTATTAGCATAACTAAAAGCAGGGTTTATATCTTTTACCATACTAAAATCTAAATTAGATGTACCTGTTGGTATATTAATATTGTTAACAGAATTGTTATTATCACCACTATACATATCATTATAAGCATCAGTTCTATTTCCAGCGTCAAAGGATGCTTGGTCCTGTGCTTGTTGTTCTTCATTATCTTCTGAACTATAACCACCGTCTCTGTAACCTATTCTACCACCGTAAGCATATTTAGAAAGTCCTCCATTACTAAAATCCATTCTTTTGTTTGTCCCATCAATAAATCCCCCATCTTTTTCTCCACCACCTGGATCAAGTTCATCTTGATAATCTACATTACCCATTACGTCAGTAAACTGTCCTCCGCCAATACCTGTAGATGGATTTGTACGAGCAGCTTCTCCACCATCCCAAGTTCCACCACTTGGTGCTGATCCATCTCTTATATCTGCAAAGTCAGCTCTTCTTGCTCCATACTCTCTATCTATTTCTTCGTTTAATCTATCTTTTTCTCTTTGTTCGTTTCTTTTATTTGACATACCAAGAGAACCCATCATACTCAAAGGTCCTGTAAACATATACGCTCCTGCAGCTCGAGCCATATCCATTCTACTTAAGCCTGGTCCTTTTATTATATCATCTTCTTCAACAGTTCCTTCACCCATATCATATAAGTATTCTTTGTTTTGTGTTACAGGATCAAATTGTGATTTATAACCATAGTCCGGTCCACCTGGATTTATAGGTCCTCCTTCACTATCATCAGGAAAAATAGGTATAATAGGTCTTGGATAAGCACTCATGATACCTGTGTTTGATTGAGAGGGATTAAAAGTTATAGGTGCTTTAGTTTGATAGTTTTTAAGATATTTATCCAGACTTAAAAATTTTTTACCTTCATTATATCTATCTAAATCTAGACCTGTATAATTTATTGCCATTATCTTCTACCGTCCGGTTGTATATCTAATCTAAATGTACCTAACTTCCAGTCTTGTGAAGCGGCTGTATTAGATATTTTTATTGCTACAGCTCTTGCTCTGGCTCTAGTATCTACCTTATCAGTAGTATTTGTGACTGTAAAGGGGCCTAATGATGAGCTTGCTGCTGCATCGTTAGGATAGTTTCTTAATAATAATGTAATTGTAGTGCTACCTGTTTGAGATATAAAATCAGGTATAATTCTTCTTATCTTCATTATAAATTCACCGTCACCTCTAAGGTCTGGCATACCAATGGTTTGTCCTGATGCGGTTCTCTTTTGTGTAATGTCAAAATCTCCAGATGTAATTTCTGCTAAAATAGCTGTAACACTACCACCTGCTTTTACTTGATCGGTCCCCGTTTCCTGTTCATAGTATATAGAACAGCCATCGGTGTTGCCTACTACGTCAGAAGCTGTGCCGTCAGGATCGTATTCTGTTGCGTGTGGTTTATCAAATACTGCAGAGTCTGCCCATGCTGTTCTTGATAATGTACCTGTTGTCCAAATAGCTTGTTTAGGACTAGCTCTACTATAAGACTCAATGTAATTGTATGACACCATGTTATTAATAACTAAGGAATTACCTGATGGATAGAACCATATAACTTCACCAAACAAGTTGTTTAGTCCAACGTTAATTAAATCTCTAGGTGTAGAGTTTAGATTATCATAAATAAAATCTTCTACTAGACAGTCCATAGATTCTATCTGACCATCATATTTAAAGAAACCATTCTCAGACATCCAGTACGCTGTACCATCTACCTCTACACATGCATTCTTACCTATCAATCCACAGTTACTTCCTATCTGTTGGAAAGAGAAAGTAAACGGTGCACCTACAAAGGTCATTAAAAATAATGCCGTGTCTGTCCATACATAAATTGCATCCCTACCTCGAATAGCTCCCATAATTTTAGAACCCGCTGCAAGTCTCTGTGTACCTGCTGTGTTTTCTGCAGTTACAGTATACGCTTCTGTGCCATCAATATTTTCTTGATCAGAAAATCTAATAAACATAGCGTCTTGTGATGTTGGTGTGCCTACCGTACTCTCAGTTCCAAAGAACACTAAGTGACGATCTGGTGTAGATACTAATACATGTCTTGATGCTGTCGGTGCGTTTGCTATAATTGTTGCTCGTGTTGATACAGCGTTAGTAGCAGCTGCATCCCATTCAAAACATTTGTTGTTATATATAAGTGCTATAAGTTTTGTACCAAAGTTATCTAATACCCAAAGTCCAGGATCAATTGTAAAGTCGGAAGAAGAAGCATCACCCCATGCAACAAAGTCAGAAATATTTGTAACGGTTACACCACCACTGTGGGCAGCTTTTGTCGTACCGTTAACTTCTCTTGCACCACCACTTAATATATTTGTAGTTGTATTATTATTTGTATAACTAATGTCCTCTGTACCAATTCTAATTTCACCTGTAGCAGGAAATTGAGATGTATCAGTTAAAGGAATATCAGTTACACTATCATTAATACTAGAAGCTAATGTTGTTGTAACTGGACCATTAGCGGTACCACTCCATAGTCCTGTACCCCAACCAAAACCACCAACTTGTTGTGCTGGTCCAACAGTAAAATAACATAACACTGATGTGCTGTTACCATCACTTGTTGTTAAAGGTGTGCCGGCTTCTGTATTTGCTGCAGTAATTGTAAAAGTTGTAGATGTAGGTACTGACGTTACCATATATTTAACGTCTTCAAAAGTAGCATTAGTATAAGTAGAGGATCCAGTTACTCCAGTAACACTGTCAAACAAAACTATATCATCTTCTATTAATCCATGAGCCCCGGTGCATGTTACCGTAATCGTTTTTGATGAAGATGTACTTGAAAATTTAGCTCCTGTAAGTGTGGTTCTAATTGGATGAATGTCGTAGTATGTGCCTCCAGAATAAACATACAGGATCCTGTTTGTTCCAATAGCAGCGTATTTGATACCTGCGTTATCGTCAAAATGGTGTACTGCTCTAGCAGCACCTGCTAAATTAGTTGCACCAAGCTGAGACCAGCCACCTATTTTTTCCGGTGATCCGTATCTAAATCTTACGTTATCTCCCCCGGTCCATTGTCCCTCGGCCCCGGTTGAAGTAACTTGTTTATTAAAGCCTGGCAAAAAGCCTAATTTTTGTAGCATAGAAATTCCTGTTTTATTTAGATTATATTAAATTGCGCTGTAGATCAACGAGTTTTGACTATCCCTAGCCCAGGTCTTTTATCATACAAATTGTACTTTTACCATTTATATACTGGACATCTAGCTTCTTTTATCTTTGTTTTTAAATTCATAAAGCACCAACAAGACCTACATTGTTTGGTTAATTTAATAAACAACATACAGGATTTACAAATTTTATACCTTTCTTCAGGTGTTTTTTTTGGATCAAACTTTTTCATATAATAAACTTATTAATTATCATACTTTAATTTTAAGTCTTTTCTACCTCGAAAAAATTCAGGTAAACCTAAATGCTTTCTAGTGTCAAAGATATTTTTAGTTGCATTTTTGTGTTTTACATTATTGTAATGTAAAAATACTTGTGCACAAACATCTCCTTTAAATTTATCTCTCCAATGTTCTAATTTCATTCCTTTATAAACCAACATATCTCCTGGTTTTAGATTTATTTTTATTCCTTTTAATTTTTTTTTACCAGAAGGCTCAAGGTAAATAGGCCAAGGATCTCCACCTAAATTTAAAGTAGTAGATATTTCACAACTAAGTCTATCTTTATGTCTATGTAGAATGTCTCCCTTTTTATATAATCTTACATAAGAATAATTAGGGTTTAATTTTAAATTAGTTTTTTTCTCCATAATAGGTTGTAGCTTTAATAATAATGTTTCTGCAACCAGGTCTGCATAATGTGAATAAGTGTTTGGAATCATTTTATCAAACCAATGTCCAAATAGAGTTTCGCTTGGAGAAATATATCTGTACTCAAATAAAGTTTTTGCAACTTGTTGTTTCATTAAAAAATAATTGTAAATAAAAGATGTTAAATCTTTATCAATAGCATTTTTAATAATTATGTAATTTTTTTTAAATAGCTGTGTCATATTATTTAAATGGAGCACCCAGGTTCCAAACAACTAAAGATTGTCTTGTTCCTTTAGTAACGGGTTTAATTCTATGCCAAACAAAAGAAGGAAATACTACTAATGATCCTCTAGGCAGAATATCTGTACAAACAACTGATTTATTTTTTTTATTTGGTTTATTCTCTTTAAAATCAAACTCTAGTTCTCCCCCCTTATATTTTTTAGGATTAGTTAAAGAAACAGTTACAGATAACTTTCTAACCTTATCTCCAAATTTAGTACCTTTTGGATAAGGTACGTTCCAACTATCACAATGCCAATCATAAAATTGATTTTTCTTGTAGGTAGTAAATTGACAATCTTCACATGTATCTATTTGATAATTCCATCCTGCTCGTCTATTTGCTTCTTCTACCCAGGGTATAATTTCTTTATATATCCAATGATCATTTAACCATACAATATTGGAATCTCTTTGTTTCTTTAAACGTTGATTTTCTTTTTTAGTTAGAGGTTGTTTATCGATATCTCTGTCAGGACCAAAATCACCTGTAATAGCCTTTAATTTTTGTTTCTTTTTTGCAAAAGAAATAATGTCATCACAAAATTTTTCAGACAATGCTTTCTGAAAATAATAATAATAATATTTTAGATTCATTATTTTTTTTCAAAATTTGTCGTTAGAACGGTGTTTATTTGTTTAGAGATATTTTTACCAATAAAATATTTTAGGTGAGATGGAAAAATATAAAAACTATTATTAACTAAAGGGACATGCCAAGTTTGTCCTTTTATCTTATTATCATCATACTCTATAACAAGGATACATGATTCATCATAAATATCTACTCCATAGACCATTGTAAAATCAGGAGAAGTAGATAAATGCATAAGGTCAATTGTAGATCTTAAAAAAGATTGTTCATTTTCGTAAAAAATATTTCCAAAAGAATTTTGATTATTTAGTTTTAAATTAAATTCTACATTAACATGTTCAATAATATATTTATTTAACATATCTAATGCTCTAGAAAATGGAACTTCATAATCTAAGATTTTATAATCATAAGGATTATTACTTAATGAATTATTTAAATTATAAGAGGATAGAATGTCTGCTTTTAATTTTGAACGATCTATTTCAAAACCTTTTGGCATTTTTACTTCGCCATAAAACAACGGTGTTTCTGTCAAAACTTTTTTAAACATATATTAAAACTTTCTTAGACATTTATTATGTCTATAACATAACACAGTATTACTTTATATTCAAATATCGGTATTCCACGGATCTTTTGGATCTTCTATCAAATCCCAAGAAGTCGTATTTTCATTCCACTCATGGTAGTATCTCATTTCAGAATTTGATAATTGCTCTGCAGTTAAACTTGGTTCATTTCCTACAGGAGATATCCAACTAGCCGTTGAAATATTTTTTACCCAGGAAGGATAAGGTTGTTTTTGCCAAAAAATTTGATTTTCCGAATCCCACTCATAACCTATTGATGCATAATTTCCTCTAAATGGAGTTCCACTTCCTTTATGAGTATTATTAAAAGTTTGTTTATTAGTTTGAACCCAAAGATTAGAAGGCCAATTATTGTTTTTTTCTAAAAATGTTTTTCCTTGTGTTTCAGTAGGTGAATCTACATCATCTACAGCGACTACGGAAAGAACTAAATTTGTTTCAGATATTTTTGCAAAATGTTTCATTATTGAAATTGATACCTTATAATTACTACTCCATCACCGCCAGAGCTTCCGCCACCTTGATTTGTTGCGCCGCCACCACCGCCGCCTAATGCATCAGTTCCATCATCCGGACTATTTCCTTGACAACCAGCGCCTTTTCCTCCTCCGCCTGGTCCTCCGTTATCTCCAGAGCTTCCAAAACCTGCACCGCCGCCACCGCCGCCTCTTGCTACTGGTGAACCACTAATTTCAGAAGTAGCTCCAGCTCCTCCAGTTGTTCCTGTGTTACCTGTAGGTAAAGGTGATGAAGCTCCTGTTGCTCCTCCTCCTCCGCCGCCATGAGCAAAAGCTCCTGCTTGGTGTATACCGCTTGCTCCTCCATTTCCTTGAGGTGGACTTTGAGGTGGAGTGTTTCCAGCTCCTCCTGCATTACGTGAGCCAGAACCTGTTGATGATCCTCCTCCGCCTGATCCTCCATTAACTCCAGTACCTGGACCACCGCCACCGCCGCCGCCACCGGCAGAAGTTATTGATGAAAAAACGGAATCACTTCCTGAATTACCAAGTGAATTAAAACCTGAACCAGCAGCTCCACCACCGCCAACAGTTACTGGATATGATTGAACTGAAACAGGTAGTGCAACTGCCGGTGAAGCTCCTAATGGACTTGCTGTGTATGATGTGTCCACTCCTGGTGATTCTCTATAACCACCTGCTCCTCCTGCTCCTCCTACAGAACAACTTCCTGCTGGTGAAGGTAATCCTGATCCACATCCCCCAGCTCCTCCGCCTGCTAATACTATATAATCAACTACACTATCTGCATTTGCTTTTGATACTACAAAAGAACTTGTTCCAGTAAATGTGTGAATTTTAAAATTACCGTCTGTCGTGACAGTTCCACCTGAAGCCTCCATAAATGATTTACCTCCTCCAGCACCAAATCCTAAAACTTGATAACCAAAAGATTTATATCTTCTTGAATCTATGTTTGATGTATTCTTACCTGAAGAATGTAGTTTATTTTTTGAATTTCTCATATCTAAACTCCTTATGCGTCATTAGCTGCATCAGTAGTAAAGAATATTTTAATACCTAAAAGTCTTGCTACTCCGGTATACGTATCTCCACCTGCGTTCGCATCTCTAAATATTTGAAAGTAAGTTTGTTGATCTACTGCAGGAGAACCAGCAATGGTAACTGCTGAGCTTTCTGCCGTAACTTGTTGATCTTCTACTGTTCCTATGCCAGCATCTGTAACGTTTACGGCTGTTCCAAATTCAACATCGATAGTATCACTATCACCACACGAAACTCCTTGTAATCCAAATATACAGTCTCCTGTGTTTGTTGTACTAGGTGTCCAAAAACATTGGTAAGTAATTGTTCCTTCATTCCATGATTTAGGAAAAGCTACTGAAAATTGTGCATGATCATCTGCAGTATCTGCAAAATCCATAACTTTCA